TGCGATTTCCTAGGTTGACATAGCGGCCATATATCTCTTTTAAAAATGTTGGAAAGGTAAAAACGTAGAGCGAATTTATTCCTAGAAAAACGATGGACATAAATATCGCGATAGTCCAGATGGTTGCTGATGCTCCAAGAACTCCCAGAGCATTATAGAAAAAAACTAGAACAAAATAGCTGACGAATCCGAAAAACGTAGCTAACGTAAAGCCAAAAAAAAGTAGGTATCCAATACTGTATTGCACAGGGTATTTTTCCAGCCCCTTTGCCAATTTCCTGCCTACTTCAGATTTCCAGATCTCTTCCATATTACTCGTTCAAACAAGGTAATGCTTGGAGAACACCCTAGCGCAAGAGTGAGACAATACTACGCGGAGCCCAAAAAATTACACTGAATTTCTCGGTAACTGTCACTAATTGATAACACTTCAAACGCTGTGTTTGTTTTGAAGTTCTGGGAGTTTCGCCGCCGGGTCGAGATCGCTTCGGGGTGCTTTTTGCGGCAGCTCCACCCAAGATGCCGCAGTCCATCAGGTCAAATCTAACCTCGAAAAACCGGACATGCACTAAAGTGCACAGTCTTACTAGTTTGACTCTGAGCCGTTGTTCGCCAGATTCTAGTTGGGCTAGCCAATCCGATACACTCTCCCCCGGCGCTCTTCTTTCACCGAAGTCACGACCAGCCCTAGCTTTTTGCCCAAGGCACCGGACATTGCCCCGCGCACGGTGTGGGCCTGCCAGCCAGTTGCAGCGATGATAACCTCCATCGTCGCACCCTCTGGCATTTTCAGCATCTCGATCAGCATCGTCTGCTTGGTAACATTGCGCAGTGTTGGCGCTTTCGCAACCGGTACCTCGGCAGCACGTTGGCGAATGGAGGCCATGGTTTTGACCACAACCGGCTCCACCCCGATGGCCAGTAGCCCTGCGTCAGTGACGACCAGCGTGGTGCCGTGACCATCGCCGGTCTCGCGCCAAAGCGGCTCGGCCTTGCGCATGTCGGCATCGACCTCTTTGAGCCAGCCGCATCCAATCATCATGCTGATGACCTTTTTCGCGGCAGCGCCGTGCAGCCCCTTTGGCAACGGCATCGCGAGATTGCTCGCGCGCTGGGCTCCGGCGCTGAGAATGAGTGCTTGGGTTTCAGTGAGTTTGGTCATGTTGGCCTCTGCGTTCACGGCGCGCGGGATGCGGCACGCTTCTATGAGGCCAAGCCCCGCCATTGCGGGGCAGGCTCGAGGCGGGGTCGCCTCACTTGGCGTATTCGCCCTCCTTGAAAGCGCTGTCGGTGATCTGGCGCAGCAGGCTGGCGTAGTGGTTGAGGGTACCAACGTCGCCCCAGTTGATCTCGTCCGGGTTGGTTTCAAAATGGTCACCGCTGAGGGTGGTCACGCGATCCAACATCGTATCGATCTCTGCTTTGGCAGAGATGAAGGCGTTCAGGGCTTTGTCGTTCGAGGCGTTGGCGCGGCGGGTGGTCATGGCTGCTATCCTGTTCATCGGGCTGCGGCTTGGCCAGCGGCGAAGGCCGCTTCCAGCGCGGCGCGGATCGACCAGACCGACACATCGTGAAAGTCGAGGCTGTCGCTGTTGCGGGTTTCCAGCGTCTCAAGCTGAAAATGCTTGGCGACAATCTCCAGCAGCAGGGCCTCGCTGGGGGCTTTGGTCTTTGTGGTCATAGCGGGATCTCCGGGGGTGAGTTGCATCGTTTTCCTGTACCCAGAATCGCTCCAATGCGAGTGTAATCAACTGAATAACAAGCAATATCATTGCTTTAATCGAAGCGGGCGACACTATGGAAGGAATGAGCGAGCGCGAGTATTCCGCCCATTCCGGCATCTCGCGCGGGGCGATCCAGAAGGCGCGCAAGGCCGGGCGTTTGGTGGTCTACGGTGATGGATCGATAAACGCCGCAGCCTCCGACGTACGCCGGGCCGACATGACGGATCCGGACCAGCAGCGGCGCAGCACGGGTAGCGATACTGCATTCAGCGGCCCGGCGGACAGCTCGTCCTATCTGAAGGCCCGCACCGCGCTGACAGTCTACCAGGCGCAGGAACGCCAGCTGGCGATCCAAAAGAAAAAGGGCACGCTGGTCGATCGCGCCCGGGCAGAAACGCTGGTGTTTCGCTTGGCGCGACAGGAACGCGATGTCTGGGTCACCTGGCCCAGCAGAGTCGCGGCATTAATGGCAGCCGAAGTGGCAGCGGAGGTGGAAAAACAAACGGCCAAGCCAATGAATATCGAGGCCGCGATCCTGCAGAGGGTGCTGGAAACCCATGTCAGAGCGCAACTCGATGCCCTTGCCGATCTCCGCGTCGATCTCGGATGATAGCAACGACCTAACCGCTGACCTCGATCTTGGGTTTGACGGAGCCGAGGACATCCTGCGGTCCTGGCGTCGCGGGATGCGCCCTGACCCGGACTTGACGGTGTCGGAATGGGCCGATGCGCACCGCAAGCTGTCGTCGCGGGCTTCGGCAGAACCGGGGCAATACCGCACGGCCCGCACGCCGTACCTGCGCGAGATAATGGACGCGCTGTCACCGCGGCACCCGGCGCAGCGGATCAGCTTCATGAAGGCGGCGCAGGTCGGCGCGACCGAGGCTGGCAACAACTGGATCGGCTTTGTCATCCACCATGCGCCGGGGCCGATGCTGGCTGTGCTGCCGACAGTCGAGATGGCCAAACGCACGTCGCGTGGACGGCTTGATCCGCTGATCGCGGAAAGCCCGGCGCTGCGCGAACGGGTGAACCCGGCCCGGTCGCGCGACGCTGGCAACTCGATGCTGTCCAAGGAGTTTCCGGACGGCATTCTCGTGCTGACCGGGGCCAACTCGGCCACAGGCCTGCGGTCGATGCCCGCGCGCTACATCTTTTTGGATGAGGTGGATGCCTATCCGGCTTCCGCCGACGAGGAAGGTGATCCAGTCACTCTGGCCGAAGCGCGGACGACGACCTTCTCGCACCGTCGCAAGGTGTTCATGGTCTCGACACCGACGATCCGGGGCATCAGCCGCATCGAGCGGGAATACGATGCATCGGACCAGCGCCGGTACTTTGTGCCCTGTCCGCACTGCGGGGCGATGCAGTGGCTGCAGTTCGAGAGGCTGCGCTGGGACAAAGGGCGGCCCGACACCGCAACCTATCATTGCGAAGGCTGCGACAAGCCCATCGCCGAGCACCACAAAACGCAGATGCTGGAGGACGGTGAATGGCGGGCGACGGCCGTATCAGCCGATCCGCATTCCATCGGCTTTCACCTCTCGGCGCTATATTCACCGCTGGGCTGGAAAAGCTGGCAGCAGATCGCGCGCGACTGGCTGGCGGCGCAGGGCTCCGAGGAAATGCTGCGCGCGGCGCGCAACACCCTTCTTGGCGAGACTTGGGTGGAGTCGGGCGACGCACCGGAATGGCAGCGGCTGGCGGAACGCCGCGAAGTCTATGGCGGTGCGCAGATCCCCGTTGGTGGTTTGTTCCTGACAGCGGGCGTCGATGTACAGAAGGACCGGATCGAGGTCGATGTCTGGGCCTGGGGGCGTGGGCTGGAAAGCTGGCTCGTGGATCACATCGTGATTGCCGGTGGTCCGGACGATCCGGCCTGCTGGGACAAGCTGACCATGCTGCTCGGTCGGACTTGGGCTTGCGCCAACGGGGCGGTGATGCTGATCGGTAAGCTGGCCATCGACACTGGCTATGAGGCCCCAGCCGTTTACGCATGGGCGCGCAAGCAGGGGTTCGACCAAGTCTCGCCGATCAAGGGCCTTGAGGGCTTTAACCGCGCGACGCCGGTATCAGGCCCGACCTTCGTCGACGCCACCATTGGCGGCAAACGCCTGCGGCGCGGCGCGCGGCTTTGGTCCGTGGCCACAGCGACGTTCAAAACCGAGACCTATCGCTTCCTGCGGCTGGAACGCCCCTCGGACGAAGATCGCGCGCTTGGCGTCTGTGACGCCCCCGGCACGGTGCATCTGCCCGATTGGATCGACACTGAATGGCTGAAGCAGCTGGTCGCCGAACAGCTGGTCACCGTGCGCAACAAGCGCGGCTATAGCCACCCAGAATGGCAGAAAATGCGGGAACGCAACGAGGCGCTGGACTGCCGTGTCTATGCCCGCGCAGCTGCGTGGATCATCGGCGCGGATCGCTGGGATGAGGCGACCTGGCGGCGGCTTGAGGAACAGGCCGGGGTGGAAACGCGTCCGCCAGTTGCCCCTGCTACTATCGAAGGGGCGGCGTCGGTCTCGACTACGCCCACTCCGCCTAAGGCCGGAACACCAACAACGCCACGGCGCAAACGCCGGGCATACACACCGAACTTCATGAGGGATTGAGATGGATCTGGAACGGATGCGCGCACTTTTGACCGCGCTGCAGGAGGCGCGGTATGCAGGCGTCCGCTCGGTCAGCTATGACGGCAAGTCGATTAACTATGGCTCGGACGCGGAACTGGCGAACGCCATCAGTGACCTCGAAACCCGGATTGCCACCGCCACCTCCGGCGCTCCTCGCCGTCGGCGCTGGGGCACCGTCGCGTCAAAAGGCCTGTGATCCATGGCGTTTGAAGCGTTCCGCCAGCGCATTGGCTCGATCATCGGCGGGTTTGACGCAGCACAGGCCCATCGTCGTCTGCGCGGCTTCCGGGCGAGCCGCGCGCATGTGAACACACTGATTGCCGCCTCGGGCGATACGATCACCGCCCGCGCGCGTTGGCTGGTCCGCAACAATGGCTATGCTGCCAATGCCGTGGAGTCCTTCGCCAGCAATGTTGTCGGTGACGGGATCAAGCCTTCGTCAACCATTGCCGATGCTTCCAAGAAGGAAGAGCTACAGGCGCTGTGGCTGGCCTGGACCGATGATGCCGATGCCGAAGGGCTGACAGACTTCTACGGGTTGCAGCGCCGGGCCGCGCGCGAGGTATTCCTGTCGGGCGAAGTCTTCATTCGAATCCGACCCCGCCGTGCCGAGGACGG